AGAACATAAGCAAGTCGGACGTATTGGGTGATGCGACAAACGTACCGACTAACAATTAAACCGCATCATTTTAAGGAATGGTAATAATATGCCAACTATGACTAAGAAGCGACGTGTAATCAACTATCTTGCAGCCGGTAAGGGTCTCACTGAAGGCGAAGCACGCAGCCGTTTCGGGGTTGCTAACCTCCGCGCTACCATCAGCGACATCCGTGATATGGTTGAAGCTCACGGTAACTGGGAAATCACCTCGGAGTCAACCTCTACTGGTAAGACCCGTTACTTCATGGAAGACACCCACCCCGGTGATCGTTCATATGGATTCGACTCCATGGGTCGTCGATTCGCACTCTAAATCTTTTATAGATAATAGTGCAAAACGAACTTGGTGAGAGGTTAAATACTCACCAGTTCTTCGAGGAAGTGCGGTGGAATATTACTGGGAAGCGTCTACCTGGCCCGCACTTTCTTTTTTAAAGGACTAGAATGACTACAAAAGAAGTTTACGATTTTTGTATCCTTTGTGGACCTTCCGAAGACGCACCCCATGATAATGATGATTGGGAAATGGTTCTGTGTCGTGAATGTAATTACAGTGAAACACACGATCCCATTGATGAGATGGTAAACTCATAAAAAAATACCAATTGAACGAAGCAGGGGCTGGTATTTCTACCAGCCCCTGTCTTTTTATTTAATTTTTAATCTAGCTTAATTAATCTCTGGTAAAATATAATTACCATCATATGTGGTACCGGTACCACCAGATATCATGTCGAGGACTATGAAGTGATCGTCTGCCAAAATTACATCGGCATCAGAACCAACAAATTGTATTCCACCACGGTCTCGTGGATGTGTAATGCCTGCACCAATCTTAAAGCCTTTGTATGAAACATTCTTTGGGTGCCTTGTATCAATAGTTCCTTTGTTATGTACCTCACCCGAATTAATTGTAATTGTCTTATTTTTACCTTGTATCGCTCTTCTACCAACAGATTCACCATCGGCACCAAGGTTCCAGTCTCCAACAATAAGTCTTCCACCCTGAATGGAAAGTTCTTCAACTACAAAGGTTCCGTTTTCAAAACCAACTAAGTTGTTTGCCCCTTTAATTTCCGCTGGGTTTCTTGGATCAACTCCACTGCTGTCAAACTCATCACCTAAATCATATTCAGGATTATATTTTCCATCTAGAATAGTGGTGTTGTAAAGCTGATCGTTGACATCCAGACCAAAACCCTTAGCAAGCATATACAACTTACCAATAGTTCTAGTTCCACCACCTCCACTGAATACTAGTGTGTTATATGGTAATTCTGGATATGCATTATTGTAGTCCGGAGGTCTACCTCCGGGTACCAATGCTCGCATCTTTTCTGGTCCAATATCACATCTATCGACATTAGCATATACTTTACAAACTTTTGGTCGGTAGAAAGGAGTGTACCTAAAATCTTGTATTGAATTCACACACTCAAAGTGCATCGAACAATCTCTATGTGCATTTTCAATGATGACGATTTTAATGTCGGTTAGTTTATGACCTGTAAGTCCAGGCTGGTTTACAAAGGTGTCATGCCTAAATCGATATGAACTACCAGGCAGTCTACCAACACTATCGTTTTCCGATGTACGTTCGAGGAAGATGGCATTGCAAGTACCACCAGCAAAATCCAAGTCTAAGTTTCCTGATGAGATCAACGGCGCGGCCGCGCCGTATCCTCCAGCGAGGGAGACAAACATGGCTCCAACATTGCTGTCTGCAAACTTAGCTGTGAAATCACCTTGAGCGATGATGCCCACACCACGAGAATGGATCCTGAGTGAGTCAACAGTTCCTCCCATATCGACACCACCACGAGACAAAAGTGTACTTGTACCAATACTATTATCTCTTAGTATTGTCCGTTCTGCAATAGAGCAGCCTATGATAGATCCTGCGGATGTTCCTCTAGCATCGAATCCCGCGTTACCAGAAAATCCAGCGGAGGGCAGGATTTCGAAATCCTTCAACGTCGTATGGTTACCAATTGGTACAGGTCGAAGTGCATTTACGTAACCTGTGTTACCATACTGTGACACACCACCAAACTTAAGAGAACATAGTGGAATACCGTACATATCTGGATTTGCATAATCAGCTTCTCCATATCCTGCTTGCTGTGCGCTTATAAAAGATCCTGTTGCGGATTCAAGTCCATATGCACCAAACTCTCCTACGTAAATCTGACCGTAAAAGGCTTGATCCCCATAACCAGGCACCTTATCTGTCGTACAGTAATATACACCACTAGTACTTCCGGCTGTATATCCGGATTTTTGTTCTAGCCAGTTGCCAGGATAATTCCAATTAAAGTTTGCGGCGTTTGAAGCATCCGAAGAGAGTGCATCTAATTTTTCGCCCCCTGCGGTTGATCCTCTCCATAAGAATTTTGTCATAGTCGTGTATCTCCTGTTAGTTTAATTTTGGTTGAAATATTGATGTACATCATCTACCCCCAGTTATTCGTCTGAAACTGACTACTCGGACTGGATCCTTAGCATCACTGGTGAACGTTGCACCAGTATTTCCGGCGAGATAATCAACGGCTATTCTAGTTTCTTTTCCTGTCACAAATTGATCATCAGAATCTCCTGCATTTCTGCTGGCTACTCTTAGTCCTGCACCAGTATTCGGTGCTAGAGTGGCTCCACCTATTTTAAACGCTTTCCAATGGGTTGCAGCACTATTTCTAGTGTTGATTGCACCTTTGGCAAAAATGTCACCCCCTACTATGAGAATCTCATTTGTATGTACTAAGTCACATTCATTTTGTGGATCTCCGTATGGATTTGCTGGTGGTACTAAATCTGGCGACCAGTTCTTAATTTCCATCCTACCCGGAGCTAAACGACCACCCTCTAGGTTAAGTTCATTGATTGTCCAACTTGCATTATCTAAACCAACAAGGTTGTTTGTGCCTCTGATTTTAAATTTGTTACTAGCTAGTAATACGCCCTGTGCATTTCTAAACTCTTCATTTTCTCCTCGTTCAAACACGTTTCGTGTGGTTGATCCGGGGGCGGAGTCATACATGTTTAGTTTGCCCATAGTTCTTTCTGATGATACGTCTCCGGTTGAACCATAATCGTCTCCATGAAACACTATGGGTTGATATCTTAAGAAATTCTTATGGGGTAGATTTCTTCGTTGTGGATAAATGTGTACGTTTGTGATGTCTGCGTTGACAACACACGAACGGGCAGCAGTTCTGAAATCTGAATCATATGTAAAGTTGGGAAGTTCATTGCTAATTTCATATCGTGCAGCACCAACACACCCGCGTGCGCTATAGTCTACTATATTTGTATTACCTACGTAAAGACTCTGGGTAATATTAAAATTCGGTGTATGATTAATTTGACTATACGTGCTTCTATCTGGACATCCATCAACATCTACCATGGTATCAAACGCCGGCGTAGCAAAGCCACCCGGATATTCTACTCCTGCTCCATCTGGACCACTTCGTAGTGGATCAACTGGACAAGTCTGTTCTATTTGACCATATGTTCCTCCCTCTAAGAAATATGCGTTTGCTCCTCTCCAAGATTGAAGTGAACAATAATCAACGATAGAATCAGTGAAACGTGCTCCGTGCTCGACACCATCTTCCCACACGCCATCAGAATTTATGTCAGCACCAGGTCCATATCCATTAGCATTTGTAGTTCTAGAACCACCTTCACAGACTAGACTGTCGCAGTTTAATCTCAATCCACTTACAATACCACCTAAATTAACACCACCAGCATAAGTGCTACCCAAACCGGCACTAGCACCAACTAAGGATTTTCTTTCATTATTCACTCCATTGGCTAAACCCCCAACATAAGGTCCAATAGGTCCACATCGTCGGGTGTCTCCATCTTCTGTCCTACGATCACCATCAACTCCGTCTGGGTAATAACTGGAATCCACGTATGGAATTACACCTGAACCAGCGTCACCGTAGCCGTCACTGTCGAAGGGGTTATTGTCACCATAATTTTCTCTAACATGAACTGTACATTTACCCCCAGTTTGCCCTGCATTCACCCAACCAAAGCCAGTCTTTTCGTTCCAAAAACCACCAAAAATACATCTAGAAAGCGGAGCAGGTGTGTGCAAGTTCTTATTGTCATCTTGTGCTAAACACTCGAAAATTGCTTCATCACCACCACCGGGACAATGTGTAGGTACCTCATAATGAAAGTCAGCACTACTACCGTGAGTTGGTCCGGTAACTACCTTAAGCCAGTTACTAGCGACATTCCAATTACATACATCAAAGTTCCCACTCGGTGCATCATTAGGTAAGAAACAGACAGTTCCAGTGATTCCCTGAACCGTTCTTCCTCCTGCGCTTGTGTTGCCTCTCCAGTAAAATTGTGCCATTTAGACTTCTCCCGATTGATATTTGATGGTTTGTGGTTATACAATTATATGTATTGTTTTGACTTTTTTTAAATCGATATAAATACTAGTATAATTGGAGAAATAATATGACTTTAGTTTTCAATAAACAACGTAAAAGTAAAAGAGAAGCTTCGAAATATTATCACACAAATCTCTTGTATAATAACACAGAAGTTGATATACTATTAACAGAAGCAGATGTTAAACGCGGCATTTATCGTGCAGAAAAAAATCAAGAAGATATTCCAAAAAAATGGTATCAGTTCTGGAAGTGATATGAGCGGACAACATTCAGCAGGTAAGGGCGATAAGTATCGCCCTATAGATTATAAAAAGTATTCTGAGAATTATGATAAAATTTTTCCCAAAAAAGTGAAAGGTGGAAAAAATGGAAACCCAAATTGTAAGACTAAGTAGTGGTGAAGAAATTATTTGTAAGAGTGAAATTGTAGAGAATGAGGGAACTGAATTCGTCAAGATCAAGAACCCAGCTATTCTCGTCCCAGTTGGTGATGGACAACTTGCATTTGCTCCATGGTTGCCATATGGTGATATTACCGATGGACTTGAAATTGATATGAAGTTTGTTGTCTTTATTATCAAGGCCCAGACAGAACTGCATAACCAGTACAACGAAACCGTTGGTAATGGTATTGTCGTTCCACAGAGTGGTCCCGGCGGAATGCCCGGCGGAATGCCCGGCGGAATGCCCGGTGGTAAGCCATCACTTCAAATTAGCGGTTCTTGAAAGGAATCTAAATAATGGCGAAAAATTCGGCTCAGTACTCTAAGCATGTCAACAACATGATCAAAGTTGGAAGTCCCAGAACTTCTAAAACTAAAAAGGGTAACGCCCCATCAAGAACATCTAAGTCTGGTAATGGAAGAAAAATTCGTTAACTTCCTGCGGACGTAGCTCAGTTGGATAGAGCAGCGGACTTCTAATCCGCAGGTCGAAAGTTCAAGTCTTTCCGTCCGTGTTATATTATGAATCAAAGAAAATTTGATAAGTTATCTCAAATCGCTTTGCCGTATGCCCTAGAAAGTACACGACAAAAGAAACACGTTTCTTTGATTATCGTTAGAAATAATGTAATCGCTGTTGGTATTAATCAACTAAAATCACATCCAAAAGCCAAAAAGATTGGATATAGATATGATGAAGTTCATTCAGAACTTGATGCACTACTCAGATGCAAAGAGAGAAAAAATCTTGAATTGGTTAACTTTAGGTTTAACCGGTTTGGTCATTCTCGTTTATCTCGCCCTTGTTCTCTCTGCTGTCCATGGTGTAAATTGATGTTCGATAAAATATACTACACTACCCGAGAGGGTTACGAAAGGTTAGACTACTGATGAAAAATTTTATGCTACTACAAGAGGTAATTCACCTTCCCACCAAGAAAAAAGGCACTGTTGTCTCCACTAAACTCGATAGAAATGGTGAGCAACTGATTGAGGTTAAATATGAAAATGGTACAAGTGGATGGTCAATACCTAATGCACTTACTTCGTTTATTCAAGATAGTGTCGAACACACCGGTGAATTTCTTTCGGAATAGGTTGACACAATTTAAATTTGTGGTATAATATGTCCATGGCTCCGTAGCCCAATTGGCAGAGGCAGTGGACTTAAAATCCATACAGTGTGGGTTCGAATCCCACCGGAGCTATTCTAAATATTAATAATCGGTCGATCCAATTCCATAATCAGTTTCATAACTAACGTTTTGACTCCTGTCAAACACTCCTGGTCTCTGAGTAGTACGATTACTAGTTAGCTGCTCTTCTGACATTCGGTTTGCTGTTTCTGGAAAATCTCTTGCATATTCAAAATTAGATGAAGTTCTATACTGAGGTGGTACTGATACGAAACCATGTAGTCTTTCTGATGGGATTGAATATACACCATCAATCGAAAATTCTCCACCCATACCATTCCTAGTACCACAGTAAAAGTATATAATAGAATCTTTAAGGAATCTAGGCTCAAAGATAAAGAAGTTAGCTTCTGTCTTTGGATATACAACACCAGTACCAACAAATATACCATCAGTCACCCCAGCCGCAGCGGATCTATTGAATGTGCCTTCTCTAACATATGATAATCGAAAAGGTAAATTTATACCATTTGGTCCCCTATAATTGGAAGGATCAGTTTGATCTATGATATATGTTATTCCTCTAGTTAGAGTCAATCTTGGTGATTTGATACCGTTGATCATATAGTAATAGTTATCGTTATTGTCAACACCAACGGTTATCTTTAATGTTTCTATACGAAGAAACTGATCACGATCGTGTACGCCTGGTAGGTTTGCGTTACCAGAAAGAGATGATACCGGAGTAGTATTTCGATATAATTTAATTTCAGATGTTACACCGATTCTATCTTCTTCTATTGCTGCTGTTGCACCCAATATAAGCACCTCAGTTCCATTTGGATCTAGATAGAAATCATCTACTCTAAACGCTTTATTGTTCGTTACACTATCTGAGATTGTAACATAATCATTCACCCTAGCCCCCATGCTAGTAAGTGATGGTGATGACTCATTTCCAAGATAATTTTTTATAGAGAATTTTTCTCTACCAGTACCGGCTGTTCCTAAAAGATCAATCTGTGGTACGTCAGAAAAATAATCAGAAGAATATCTAAGCACACCAGTTGGTATATTAGTAAGTGTATCAAATGTAGCTGAAATAACTGTATCCCGGAACATACCTTCGAATGTATATGTTCCAGATATATCTGCATATATTTCAGTATTTGGATCGTAGTAGCCACCATTTATTATGGTGAACGTATTTCCTGATACTAAAGTATCAGACAGCGCCTTCAAATAGTTCAAATCTTTTTTAGTTTGTGATGCAGTAAAATCTAATACAGCACTATTTCCACTTATGATAACATTTGGAGTTGATGATGTTCTCTGATCAAAGTTTAGAAAATCATCAATTGAATTACCAACTTTAACACCGTAAAAATTACCGCCGGTGATGAACGTCTGGGAAAAGAACGCTCCCGTACCAGTTCGTTGTCTATTAAATTTGGATCTATTATTTCTACGTTGTTTTGACATTCAATTTATGATCCATGGAAGAATACATTCTGAGTGCTGCTCGAATTAGTGAACACATGCACCTTATTTAAATTGTCACATTCAATGAATAGTGTTTCTGATGCCTCTAGCGGATATCCCGATGCGAGGGCATCGGCTCCACCAGTTCCTGCAACATAAATGTAATCGCTATTGAATGGAGATGCCTTTACATTAACACCAGTGTGTAATTGATATGTTCCAACTCCTGTAGAACCATTGACATTTCCTTGAGCAATATGTGTTACTCCAGCAGATCCAATATCCACAACCATGTTACCAAAGTAAACTTCGCTGGGTTTAATTTGTCGAGTTATTGTAGTCAGTACAACATTTGCTCCAGACGCACCATGATTCTCAAACGCAGCAGTACCTCCTGTGAGAGCACTACCTAGTGCAGTGAATCCTAACCCCTCACCAGCAAGTTGATTTATTAAAGTGTTCAATTTGGTGTCGAACACACTTCCACCCGTGAGGGCAGTTACTAAGAGAGAGTCGTTGATATCAACACGTTTATTACCCGCCATGGATACATTAAGTATATTACCAGTTCCGGTAACAACCTCTAAAGCACCACCCTGCTCACCCTTGATCGTGATACTGTCACCAGAGGCTCCTTGAATTCTAAGTGGTCCTTGATCTCCGTTAGTAATACCAACAGTAAGTCCAACTGACACAGAGAAAGTCAAGCCTGCATTGACTACGTTCACGTTCATTGCATCACCAGAGTGACCGATGGTCGATCCATCTCCCGCGAATAGTTTGGTAAGAACCTTACCACCGAGATCTGATCCAAAAACAGAAATCGAGTCTGTTGCTGGTGAGAGTCTAGCAAATCCTACTGTACTACCAATAACTTGTACCGAATCTGTGGCATAATTTAATTTATTTCCACCTGTAACTTCTATTGGGGTACCATTTGTTATACCCTGCACTCTTGGTGCTCGTCGTAGGGTATCAGAAAGGATCAGCACATCACCAGTCACTGCGACTGGGTACGAACCAGAAAATCCCTGAATTGTTCCTGTAATTCCAACTGGACTACCAGAAGTATCACCAGCGACAGCCAGATACATTACGGTATTTCCAGAATTCCCACCAAATATATGGGCATTTGCAATGTAGAAATTGCCGGTACCATTAATTTGGCCACCAGAAATTCCTATGTTAGAGGGTGCGCCATATATAGAAACAGGCATGGGATACGTCCCACTTACCCTATATCCACTATCTCGATCGCCCCATACAACTTTCATCATTTGAAGATGCGCGGCACTTCCACCTAGTAAGTTTGTGCCATAGTCGGTCGCTAAATCAGCCGTAGTTCCAACTGTCTGTATAACAATATTCGATGTGGTATCTGACATGTTTATTTTATCTCCGGATTCTTTAATATATATAATAGAAAGATCTATCTTGATTTGTATTGACTTTTTTTATATAATGGGTAGGTAAGGAGATCAGAATGATAGTTACAGATGAAGTTAAACGAACCTTCTCTAAGGAGGTAGAAAATCACGTTATATCAAAGGGTGGTAGATATATGGATGCTGTTCTTATGAAATGTGATGATTATGAAATTGAACCTCAAGTTGCGGCTAAATTAATTTCTAGACCAATAATTGAGAAAATTCAAATCGAGGGTCAAGATATCAACTTGATACCAAAAGAAAAAAGTACACTTCCCATTTGACATGGGAGTTTTTTTGTGTATAATATAACAAGATCTGGGGAGTTCCCAGAGTCACTCATGTCCGGGGGAGTTCCTCGGGAAACATAGAAAGGTTACAAATATGAGTTCATTTGACGATTTTAAGAAGAAGTCACGATCCAGCATTGATGATCTGACAAAGGCACTGGAAGAAACCAGTGGAACAACCAAGTCATACAAAGACGAACGTTTCTGGAGACCAGAACTAGATAAGGCTAGTAATGGTTTTGCAGTCCTTCGTTTCCTCCCAACCCCACCAAACGAAGAGCTTCCATTCTCGAAGCTGTACTCACATGGTTTTCAGGGTAAGGGTGGTTGGTTCATTGAGAATTCACGAACCACTCTCGGGGAAAAGGATCCTGTTTCAGAAATGAACAGCGAACTTTGGAATAGTGGTATTGAATCAGATAAGGATATTGCGAGAACCAGAAAGCGTAAGCTTCAGTATATCTCAAACATCCTTGTTGTCAGCGATCCAGCTAATCCACAGAATGAAGGTAAGGTCTTCCTTTACAAGTATGGTAAGAAGATTTTTGACAAGATCCAAGAAGCAGCAAAGCCAGAGTTTGCTGATGAAGAGGCAGTTGATGTCTTCAACTTCTGGGAAGGCGCAAACTTCAAGTTGAAGGTTCGTCGTGTCGCAGGATTCATCAATTATGATAAGTCAGAATTTGATTCTGCTGCTGCTCTCTTTGATGGAGATGACACTAAGTTGGAAGAACTTTGGAACAAGCAGTACTCACTGACTGCATTTACCGATCCATCCAACTTCAAGTCATATGATGAACTGAAGACTCGTCTTCAGGAAGTTATTGGTGAAGATATCCGTTCCACGGAATCTAGATCATCAACCGTTGAAGATGTCAGTAGTTCTGAAGTTAATTCCATTGATGACTCAAAGGATGAAACTGATGCACTGTCTTACTTTGAAAAGCTATCTCGGGATTGATGAAAGGTTAAATTATGATTGAAAAGCTTCTGTATATCGCATCACTTCTTTCCATTTGTCTTTCAGTTTGGATTTACCAGACTAACCAGACACTTGGAATGTTCATCGGACTCTGGGTTCCTACCCTGCTTCTAATTGGAAGTAACTGTCCATGGAAAAGAGATCATAGCTGGGATTAATCAGAGAAATAGATTAACCAAGGCGCGTTCTCCATTCGGGGTGCGCGCCTTTTCTATTTGCTCTTTTATTAGCACTCGAATTTACTGATAGTGGGTTTGGAATATCAAAGTTGTGATTATCAATTGATGCTCGACTTGATGCCATAGTTCCCTCGAGGGGGGATTGTCTCTGTACGGGTGCTGGTGTATATGCTTGATTTTTTAAATCAAACTCAAGTTGCTTGTTAATGTGAAGATTCTTACTTGTTTCAACTGTTAATGATTCATTTGTATCCATGTTCTCAAATAAAGGTGAATCTGGTAATGGATCTATCTTCGCATCTTCAATATAACTAGACGCATTAGACAGTGATGTTGTGATAGAAGAAGGTACATCATCCACAACTTCATCCATGGAATCTACATTAGGTGTGTAGCTAGTAATATCAACATCACTTAGTGTAGTTTCTTTAGAATTATTACCAATCATTTCTATATCAGATAAAGACTTCATATTTTCTATTGATTGTTTTGGATTGAACATGTCATCCTCGTCAACTTTATTGAAACCAAATTTTTCCATTTTATCCCCTCTCAGCTAATTTTTGTTGTATCTTCATATTTTCTTCTACTAGCGATGCCCTCAGTAATGCCAAGTAAATTTCTTTTTCCCACGGCATTAAATTTTCTAACTCGGTCAAACTGTACTTATGATTGTGCATAAGTTGAAAATTTAATATGTAAAAATCAGTTAAATTCATATGGCTGAGGGCAAGCAAAAAAAATCAAACAGCCCTCGAATAAGTAATGTTTTCTCTTCTCCCAATTGCGTTTGATACTTTACTCTGTGTTCGTGTCGAACAACTTTATCGTTTTCTTTTATTATCTTATTGTAGTCTGCTGGTAATAAATTATCCAATATTTCATTTTTTTGTTTAGTATTCAGTGATTCGCAGTCGATTACTTCGGTTTGAGTTTCTAACTTGGACATTAAGAATACAATTTCATCAAATTTAGTTTCAACAAAGGAAAAGCTTTTCTTAAAATCACCAAATGTATATTCTTTGAGTAGTATCTTTTTTGATCCAGTTAACGAAATAGTTTTTTTCTTGCTCAAGTTGGTTGTACATATATCATTTAAATCTAAGCTTACCTTTATCTTTTCTTTTGTTTCTGGACAGTTAAAATTTAAATCAACAACTTCACCTATTGATTTTTTTCTCAATTCCAGAAAAATATGCTCAACATCAACTAGGGGTAAGCTGTCAATTTTTCTTATGTTGCAACAAGAACTAATGATATTTTCTATCGCAGAAAGTTGATCTTTTCTATCTCCGTTTTGTTTGGAAAGTAATAGTATTTTTTCTTCTTTTACTAGAAAGGGTCTGTACTTTACCACCTTACCAGACGACGGTAATTTTGTTTCATATTCCGGTATTTCAGATTGTAATAATGTTTTATAATTGGTCATCTATATTCCTATCACTGTCCAGGCATTTGAATTGTTTGTCCATTGAGTAAAACTTCAAATTTTCTATATCCAAAGTTAGCACTAAAAGTAAACGGTACTATTTCTTCCACAGGTTTTAGATCTATAGGATAAAGAACTCGTGGGTAAGCTTCATAAAATATAACCTCTATATCTGGTTGCTCTGAATCATATCCAATTCGAACATGAATTTTAGATGCTGATGTACCCTCTTGATAAAAAAAGTTGGGTCCATTATCTGTTGCGAAAAATTCACTCCATCGATTTACAAGCTCATATGGACTACCATTGATATTTTTAGACATAAAGAAGTTTATGAATAAACCTTGAATATATGTTTTTCTTTCTGGGATATACTTAATTGGACCAGTCACATCTCGCTGTTCAATCGTATTAACATCGAAACCCGGTAAGGTAGCTGAAAATACTGGTAGTCGTGTAATATTACCAACGGGCGAAAACAAATCAACTATAAATTGATTTTGTTTCAAATAACCATTATTAAAAATTCCCTGAGCTAATTCTGTTGTTGGATTGAGTGGCATGTGTTATGTTCCTTTGAATAAGTCTTTTTCTGTGAGTATTTTAAATTTCCATCCTTTATCTGAGCAAAATTTATTAGCAGATTTCCATTTTTCTTGGTTAACTGCATATGTTAATATTTCGTTTTGGAATGTTCTTGCCTTTTTCTTTCCCTTTTTAGGTTCAAGTGTTTGTTTATATGGTTTAACTTCTATTAGAAACGTATTAACTTCATTATCATGTCCCTTTATTTCTGCTATGAAATCTGGGTAGTAACGATGCATTTTCTTGTCAACTGGGGATAAATAAGGAACTATAATCTCCTCACTTCCCCATCGTATAACATTCTGGTTGTTATCCATGTATTTACACATTTTTCTTTCCCACGATGATCTACAAATAATCTTCGATGGATCACCGAGATATTTCTTTGTATTCTTGGGATTAAATTTTGTTTTATATGCCATTACATTTCCCCAATATATATATTGGTAAGGGAGAATTAAATGGCCACAAATGCAATTGCTTGGGGTACCCCGGAGACGGTAGAGGCTCCATATTGGATGTTATTTTCTTGTCATAATTATAGTAAGTTTTTTCAGGATAGAGCACCTTTAAATCAGCTATTGGGTGAAATTTTACTTCCGGGAACAATTGTTTCTCGTGGTACGATGAATCGATACAATGATGATGCTCCAATCCAAGAAGGATTTCAGCACCTTAGAAACGCACTAGGAAATAAAACCGGTGTTAGTGGTAAACAGAATCTCGAAGATGAACTCAGGAATGTGACGGAGGGAGTCGCCCAACAAACATTCAATGATACATTTGGTAATATGCAACAAAGTCAAGGTAGAATTGACCTTCTTACCAGTGAATCTGTTTATATGGGTGCTTCACGAAGAAAATATCAATTAAACTGGAATTTAAAAACAGTTGCAAGTGTCGCTAACAGTGAATTGGCAGCCCTTATAGGAAACACGTTCGAATCACTTTCTATGCCATCACCTCTACTCACTAGCGGTAATCTCATAGATGCAATATCTAGAATGAATCATCCACCACTATGGCAGCTATCTGCTTGGGATGCAAGAAACAATAGTAACCAAACTGGATTTTGGTTGGGTCAACCCAAGCCATGCGCTTTGGTAGAAGTCGCACATGGAATAGACACATCCAGATTTTACAGAACAGAAAATGCCTATTATCCATTTTCGTACAATATAGGATTAACCTTTGTAGAAATTGAAGGTGTGTTCAGAGATCCAGATGGTGGAATCATAAGCAGATCGGAATTGTTCAACAGACTATGACATACTTCAATTACTTACCAAAAATTAACTATACCTTTCCAGATGGCACATCAAAAACTGTAGTTGACATTTATAAACGTGGACATATAAAAGAGCAAGATGGGATTTTTGATAAAATCTTAATTAAGGGTGGACAAAAACCAGAGCGTCTTGCAAATAATCTATACGAAGATCCAAATTTGTTTTGGCAGATACTATATGCCAATAATGTAATATCAAGAAATGATTGGGGATTAACTGATATAGAAATAAGTGATCTGTTTGCAAACTACTATAAGGGCTTCTCTTTTCATGTACTTGCAAAACCAGAACTGACACTACGACGAGGGGATATCATCACGGTAGCTACATCAGGAGTGCCAGTAAACCCTAACGAATGGGCTATTGTTGATACATATGAACCAATCACAAGAAAAATAAATTCTCTTTACTTTACCGATGACTTCTTTACTTCACTAGAAGGTAGCGAAATCTTTATATGGAGACTGAGGAATGAAAATGTCGATGGTGATTTTTCTGATAGAATGGTTCAGATTTTTTCGTCCTCCAATATTGATTCGACATTTATTGTAAAGAAAATATCATCAATAGAAGCATCATTGCAACAATTTAAAAATGCGAGTGTAGAACAAGTAATATCTCCATACAGAGAAACCGATGGTACAACACTTATAGACACATGGGAATTTGAATTTACTTCAGAATCTACTACTCTAATAACAAAATACATAAATGGAAATGAATTACCCAATAACATATCTACAATTAATGTGCGTGATTATTTGGTAAATAATGAAATCCAAAAACGTGGGGTTTTTGTCCCCAAGAAAACTATTACAGCAAATATAACAGATGCCTTTCGTATTGTGCTTAGTTCAACAAACGCACTTTCAACGTATGGTTCACTAACTTCTGTATCATGAGGGTATAAAATATGGCAGATAGCAAGGGCGACATTAAATGGCATGAATTTAAGATAAATGGATATGACATATCAACAGATCCGATGTTTCCATTTATATACAACGGTATGAACATAGAGCAATCTTTGTTTGAGGGTGGTGTTCGTGGAACTGTTATGTTGCGGGATGTTGATCCAATTGATTCATATGGAAATAAAATTCCATCAATAACACCATATCTAAAAACTGGTGGAAAGTTAAAAATGGCATTTTCAACGCCAGATGTAGAAGACTCGTTCACTGAACTACAATTTTATATCACATCAATACAGTTGGTTACGAATCAAGTGCCTGGATTGTACCTACAGATGGGCGAATCAATGAATAGACTATACCAAGTTGATTTCACCTCATATGAGGATGCTCAGGTTTATCCAGAAGATAGAGAGTTTGGTGATGATGAGTGGGTAGGAACTATAGATCAATACGTATCCGACGAATTAGCCCCGAATTATTTTGATGGTAAACCATACGATTCACAAGCATCTAACAGACAAACGACAGCAAAAGAACCCATGGAAGTGGATTCAACTAGAAACTGGGTTTGGTTACGTCCTCGGTATTTTTTATACCCATGGGGCAAAGTTGTTAAGGAATTGAATGTTGATCGATTGATCAACAATTTAGCAGAAAATGCAAT